GTGATTTCATATTCATAACTCAAGAGAAAGAGATGCCTTATAACGTATCTATATTCTATGCTGGAGAAGATTTTATGAATAGAGGTAGAGATGAGTACAAGTACCTTCTCGATACCTATAGAAGATTCTTTATAGATAACGAAGAAGTTGTTGAAGATCATTTAATAACGGATACATTATGAGTTTAAAAGAAAAACTAAAGGAAGAAAACATTAGTGTTATATTCCTTTCAGAGAGATTAGGGTTAAGCCGACCTACCCTATATAAATACTTAGATAAACCTGATGAGTTTAGAATTAAACACATTAGAAAAATATCTAGGTTAATTCATGTAACAGAAAGAGAGGCACTTATTAATTATTTTATTTAAAGCTAAACGCTATGAGTAACAAGACAGAAAAAATTTACATTGGAAACGGAGTAGAAAAGTTCGATGGGGACTTAGTAAACTTCTCATTAAACCTAACAAAATTAGGTACAGATGCTAAGGACTTTATGTTCGAGTATAACGGAGACAAGTACGTTAAACTAAAAGTAGTTAAGAAAAGAGATGGGGCTGATAAGTATGGTAAGACTCACTATGTAGAGGTTGATACCTTTAAGCCTGAAGCTAATGCTACTGCATCAAAAGGAGATGACTTACCATTTTAAGTTATGATTACAGAGGGGTGTAAAAGCCCCTCTTTTTTACCTAAACCAAACCAAAGCTATGAGACTAAGAGTATCCGATAACGACATAATCAATATAGACAATGTTGATTTTATAGAGATGGATGGTAGGTATATACTATTTCACTCTAAAGGTGTTGTATATAAATCTATATACAATAACGAATTTGAATCACAAAGTACATTTAATAATATCGACAACTTACTTAGGGTAAAGGATGCTAGGTTCATTACTAAAGAGGAGCTGAATGTCGAAGATGAGAGAAAGGCTAAAGGGTTTAAAATGTTTTGGGCTATGTACGACAAGAGAGTGGATGAAAATAATTGTAGAACTTCATTCATGAGACTAACCCTAGAGGAAATGGGTAAAGCTATCAATGGAGTTAAGAGTTATGTAGAGTCAACTCCTAATAAGAAATACAGAAAGAACCCTCGAACTTGGATCAACCAAAAGGGATGGGAGAGTGAGGTAGTTATTAGCGAGGATGATAAGAAGAAGGTTAATAGATATGTCCAACCAAAATACGTAAGCAATGACAGATAATAAAGATATGGAGATGAGATTGCTTGGTCGTATTATGAGTTATCCTAGAGAATACTACGACAACCATAGTCTTTTCTCTGAGGGTATGTTTAGTGATGTCCTCAACAGAAAAATATATAAGGTAGTATCAAGCAGATTAGACTCTGGAGAGAAGGTTGACTTAGTTATCCTTAATACGTTAGTAAAGGATTCTATGGCAGGATACCGTATAGCTGAGTGCTACTCAGTAGACTTCAGCCACTACAATACAGAACACATGATTCTTTTCCTATCCCAAGAGGAGAAGAAGATAAAACTAAAGAAATTACTGGAGACAACTAACAATAAGTTGAATAAGGATGAAGACTTATTTGAAGTGTTAGATTATGTTGAGTCAGAACTTAAGCCTATATCTGAGGTTAGGGGTAGCGATATACCTGATATTAAGAAACAACTTAAGGTGCTACATGATGATATACAAAAGAGAATGTCTTCAGAAGATATGGTAGGTCTACCCACAGGTTTCCAATCAATAGATAGGTTTACTGGTGGGTGGCAAGAGACTGACTTTATAGTTATAGGTGGTGCTTCATCTATGGGTAAGACATCGTTAGGTCTAGCATTCTGTTACAATTGTTCTAAGGCAGGTATACCTGCTGCAGTATTCTCTTACGAGATGGGAGATACACAACTACTTCAGAGGTTAGTATCTCTAGAGAGTTCAGTGAACAATAGGTACATAATGAAGGGTACACTTCAGAACGATGAGTTAGCTAGGGTTGATACTGCTATAGGTAAACTAGAGAGAGCTGAGTTGTACGTAGATGAGTGTAAAGACTCATCACTTAGATACCTACTAAATAAGATACGCCAGTACGTTATAACTAAGGGTGTTAAATTTGTTTTAGTGGACTACCTTCAATTAGTTAAGGGTAGTGGCACATCAAGGGAACAAGAGGTAGCCCTTGTTGCTCGTGAACTTAAGAATATAGCTAAGGAGTTGAACATAACAATCGTAGCGTTATCTCAACTTAGTAGAAATGTAGAGAAGAGGGGTGGAGGTAACAGACCTATGCTATCTGATCTTCGAGAGAGTGGAGAGATTGAGCAAGCATCAGATATTGTTATGCTTGTGTACCGACCAGAATACTATGGTATTATGGAGGATGATAATGGGAATAACACAGAGGGATTAGTAGATCTTATCTTTGCGAAGGGTAGGAACATAGGTACTGGAGTCTTACCGCTTAAATTTGAGAAGGAGTACACTAGGTTTAGTGACCCTACAGATTATGGTAATAATTTCAGCTCAATTCAAAGTGTTGAGACATCAGAAGCTTTCTAGGTTATGGAGTGGGATTTTGAATTTACATGCAATTTTATAGTGGGATGCGTGTTTATATTTTGGTTTATTAAAAAGATTATAGAAAAGATATGACAAGAAATAAAGATACAGAATTGGCAGTGTATAAAGCAACTCGTCACCTTGATACCTTAAACTTAAATAAGGATGAATTACGAATAATAAAAAACCTATTTAGTTTTGCTTACGAAATAAAATGTGTTTACCCTTCGGATGTAGGTAATAGGTATAGGCATGTAGTAGAAGCTAATGCTTCTATATCAATTTTAATTGATAAGCATTTCCCTTTTACACTTAGCTTTATAGGAAAGATAATGCGTAAACATCACGCTACTATAATTCATTATAAAAATCTTTATAAGAATTGTTTATCTTATGATAAGGAATATTTAAGACTAATTAAAAACCTTGACTTAATAGTCAATGAAATGAAGAAAGATATAGAAGAGGATAAGATTGATCACTTACTACTTGACTCTGAAAAAGATAAACTAATAAGGGAATTAATCAAATCTAACGCATCCTTGAAGGTAGTTAATCATAAATTAAAGGATGAGTTGTATAACATCAAAAGATCTTAATGAGGAAGAAGATATACCACGTTATAGTTCATTATAAGTGGAGGACAATAAGATATGTGAAGGGTGTAGAAAAGCCATCCAAGAAATGGAATGAAGCTAAGTATGAGACTGTAGTTACGGAATTAGATGCAGATGTTTTAAACTCAGATCAAAGATTTTTAAATAAACTATCTAATAAACATAAATCCTCTAACGAGATAGGAATTAAAGTAACTAATGTTGTTGTGATAAATTACTTGTGTCTATCAAATGATGTTTATTGAAACACGAGAGTACCAAGCGTGAGTTGGGCATAAAGTGAAAAGTCCTAGAGTGGGAGCTAGGCAAAAAGTCAGTGTTGAAAGTTAAGAGGGTGATGGGAACTTACCCTCTTACTTCAACCAGTTTTAAAAAACAAAAACCATGATTAAAGCAGTATTAATAGTAATTTTCGTAATATCCCTTCAGTTATTGTGGGGAATGTTTAAATATTCAAAACAAAAAAAGAAAGATGAAAGGATTAATAAACAAGACTTTATTAGGATCAATCAAAAAAGGAAAAGTAAATCTTCTAGTAGTTCAAAGGTATCTAAGGATAAAGCACCGAATAAAAGTAAGTATAAAAGCTCTAACAAAAAGAATGTTAAACCTAAAGTAAAGAAAAATGGGAAAAAGTAAAGATAATATTTACGATTTGGAATTATTTGAATCATTAGAATTAGAAGAAGACATTAATTTTGATGCTTTAAAAGTAATGAGAGTACCAGGAGGGTGGTTAATTGAAAACATGTCAAAGATATATCATTATGATAAAGAGCTTAATGAAGATCTTATTATACGACATACTAGTGAACCAGTATTTGTACCATACCATGAAGAATTTATATAAAGAAGAAAATGCAAGACGAAATAAGAAAAAAGTGTGATGAGATTAGAGACCTGCTACTAGAGAAAAATAGTAGCTATGGTAACGCAGTATTCGAGAGGGGAGTTCTATTTGATGTAGACCCCTTATATGCTATTCAAGCTAGGATAAACGATAAGTTAAACAGAATTAAAAACTCTAACACCTACTTAAGTGATAACGACTTAATGGATGTTACTGGGTATTTTATATTACTGCAAGTATTAAGGGAGGATATGGATAAAAAGCTTGAGAAATCAATTAAGAGCGTTGAAGTTGATGAAGATAGAGAAACAGTATTTAGTTACACGTGGAATTTAGACAGTAAAGATGAAGAAGAGGGAACCCCAGTTTGAGAAATCATCTGACAGAGCTAGAGAAGAGGAGACTCTTCGTATACTTCTAGAAGATAAAGACTTAACATTCAGACAATTAGATAAATATGCTCCAGTTGATGCAGAGATATTTGATAATAGAACTATGGATATTGTATCTTTGTGTGAGATAAAGACAATGAGTCTTAATATGGATGATATAAAAAGAGTTAGAACATCTGTAAGGAAGATACAGCATTGTCAAAAGGAGGCACTTCATAGGGCTTTACCTTTATGTATAGCTTGGAGGTTTAACGATGGTATAGGCTATATATGGTTAAGAGAGATAACAAAAGCCACAGTTGAGTGGGGTGGCATGAAGAACCCACGACCAGGATCTATATGGGATAGGGAACTCCTGTTTTATATAGACATAGATTTATTAACAATAATTAAATTTTAGAGATGAACAAGCAACAAAAAGATCAAGAAAAAATTGAAGAAAAGAATTACAAGTATTTAAAATTTGACTGCGAAATGAGGTCAAAGGCAGTAGAGATAGCAATGTCTTTACCTACAAGTAAAAACGCTAAATCTCTTTTAGATAACTCACGTAAGATTTCTAATTATATATTCAATATAGGTGACGCACTTAAGGAAAAGAAATAATTTGTATCTTGCCTCTTATAAATAATATAATATGGCAAGGAATAAATTAGCAGGAACTAAGGTAGGTAAGAGCAAGAGTGCTAAGTACTACCAAGACAATCCTGATGCTAAGAAGAAGAAAGATGAGTATAATGCTAAGTATGGTGCTAGCTTATCTAGAAAACTTTACAGAGCTTTTCTTAACGCTATGAATAAAAAGAAAGGCAAGAAGGGTGATGGTAAAGATGTGTCTCACACTAAGAAGGGAGGTACAACATTGGAATCTCAAAGTAAAAATAGAGCTAGGAATAGAGGTAAGAAATAAATCCTTATCTTAGCCTTATGCGATATAAGAGAAGAAAAGGTAAGCAAATAAGTAAAGCTAAGAAACATACTGAGGATGGAATTACATTCGCCTCAGGACTAGAGCTTTACTGTTACAGAGCCTTAAATAAAGCAAAAATCCCCCACGAATATGAAGGAAAGACCTTTGAACTTGTAGAAAAATTCAAGTTCGAGGGTCTCCTTATGGATAAGGGGACCACTAAAGGCAAGAAAGTATTTAAGGAAATGACTGGGAACGTAAGAAGTATATCTTACACTCCCGACTTCATTAACTTAGATGCTGGCTTTATAATAGAAACCAAAGGATTAAGAACACCTGTGTTTAGTATGAGATTCAAATTGTTTTTGAAATACCTACATGATAGTGATCAAAACCTAGACGTATACATCCCATCGAATCAAAAAGAAGTGAACGCAACAATAGAATCCATACTAAGCAGGGGTAATTTTAAAAAGAAAAAAAAGAAATGAGCAAAGAAAGAGAAGAGGCTTTACGCCAACTAAAAAAATCTGAAGAGTCAAAAAACGACACGTTTGATTCTTGGGTAGAAGACTTAGAAGAAGCAGAACAGCCAGAAACATGCAGTATAGATGATGAAGACTGCGAAGCTTGTGGATCGTAACTATGGAAAATAAATCTAAAAAGCCACCTAAGGGTAATGTAAAGTTTAACATAACTTTATCAGAGGAGCAAAAAAGAGCAAAGGAGAATATATTAAATCACGCCTTCAGTTTTATAGTGGGTAAAGCAGGCTCAGGTAAGACTCTTTTAGCTGTCCAGGTGGCTTTAGATTTGTTTTTTAAGCGTCAGTATAATAAAATTATTATAACACGACCTACAGTCGCTACAGAGGATAACGGATTCCTTCCTGGTGATGAGAAAGAAAAATTAGAGCCTTGGCTTGTACCTATTATGTCTAACATGCGTAAGGTGTACAATAAGCCTGATAAGATACAGAAAATGGTAGATGATGGGGACATTGAACTTGTTTCTTTAGCTCACTTTAGAGGTAGAACATTTGATAACGCTGTAGTTATAGTGGATGAGTTCCAGAACTTAACTAAGCCTCAGCTACGTATGGCATTAGGTAGGTTAGGTAAAGACTCTATTATGATATTTTGTGGGGATAATCAGCAGATAGATTTAGCATCATCGTTAAACTCTGCTATAGATGATGTTCATAAAATAAAGGATAGCGAGCATGTGTACAAAGTTATCTTAGAGGATAATCATAGACACAAGGCTATTGATGATGTGCTTAAATTATTAACTGGATATTAAAGATATGAAAAGCAGAAAAGATGGTACAAGTCCGTACTACACAAACAAATCAGTTAAATCGAAGATAGATAAACTCCTTAATGAGAACTCTATTATATGGTCTAATATGGGTACTGGTACCTCGTTAGATTTAAAAACAAGAGAAGAAGGGGAAAAGAAATGGGGAAAGTTAGCCCTTAAGATAAAGGAGTTAGACGAGACGTACTTTAATGTTATATGCCCATACGGTATAGACTCTTAATCCCATATAATATATACGCAAAAAGGTCCAGCAAATAGCTGGACTTCGTTGTATGGTACCTCCTCAGTTGCCTCAAAGTTTCTTATACCTAACAACAATCCCTTAATTAATCCTACTCCTATTTCCATACAGTGCAAAAAAAAGGGAGGGAACCACCCCTCCCACAAATTAACCAAAACGCTAAAAAACAAGAAGTCTTAAAACATTATAAAGGTAATATATTAATTTTAGAATATATGTTGTTTTTGTTTTTATTTAGCATCAACACTTAAAACATCCTGTTTATAGTTCTTAAGCATTCTATTATAAGCTAAGTCTATAACAACATCACTTATACCCATACCCTTAAGTATAGCCTTAGTATCTCTACCTGCGACCTTGTTAAGTCTACACCCAGCCATAAGATCAGCTATAATATTCAAGTCGTTATCCAAGTCAGGATTATTCTTTATTTCGTTAAGTAATAAAGTTTTATCTCTTATAATCTTGTCAGAAGATCGACTTCTCATGTCATTATAAGCATTCCTAGCATTTATAGATAGGGTTTTATTAAGGTTTGTTCTAGATATTCTTAACCCAAATAAAGCTAATGTTTCGTAGGTAGGAACTCTTTCTGAGTCTTGCTCAAAAGATTCTTTAATTCTTATAAAGTTTCTACCTACACCTGGCATAGCAACCTTCTTACCTACATACTCAATCATTTTAAGTGTAGCTGTTCCAGCATCATCTGTTCTGCTGTATATTCTATCACCCTTATTTTCGTAAGCCTCTAAGAATGTAGCTAATGTCATCTCCTCACCTAAGAAAGGTTCAAACATTTTCTTAACTATGCTGTAAGCAGATTCCTTACCTACCTCAGTATCTATATCTGTAAAGCTTAGTCTTAGGATGTCTCTTATGTGACCTACACCAGATATGCTAGAGAAGTTTATATAGTCGAAGTACTTATCGTTCTCCATCTGATTTTCGTTAGTCTTACTATCTAAGACACCGCTATCAACGTATGCTAAACTACCATCTCTATCCCACTCAGCAACCATAGTTCTAAGTCTTCTCTCTTCAGACTCTTCTTCATCCCCACCAGCTAAACCTAAGGCTTGAGATAAAAACTGCATAGTGTATAATTGAAGTCCTTCTAAAAGAGTCATCGTAGCTATAACACCAGCTATTCTTGTAGTACCAATTCTTTTAATCTTAGGGTTGCTACTTCCCATCTCTTCAAACCCTAGCTTAACAGCATTCTTAGCGTTACGGAATGATTCAGACTGGAACGCAACGAATGAACCTACTATAGGAGATCTACCTATATATCTTATTATTCTAGGTATCTCGTTGTAGTTAGGGTATAGGTTGATTATATTCCTAGCAGCCATATCATCAGCTTCCTTCTCTGAAAGACCAGCCTCAATATACCTAGCCTTCTCAGATAAGAAACCATAAAACTTCCATATATCATCCTCTGCTTGGTAGGCTCTAGTTGCTTTATCATCAAAGTATTTTAGTGGTTTACCTGCATACCTTACAGCCTTAGACATTAATTTTTGAATCTTACCATTTTTCTCGTCTAAGTATTTAGATAGGTCATAGTCAGTATCTCCTAAGTCTTTAGATATATTTCTAATCTCTTCTAAAGAAGCAGAAGAGCTAAGAACTCCTTTTTCTATAAGATTCTTTCTTATAGCGTTTAACTCAGCGTCACTAGAACTTGCAACTGCTTTTAAAGAGGCTTTAGCATCTTGATACATACCACCTCTAAAACCTATATGACCATTCATAGTAGCGAATGCTGTGTTACCTATAATGTTCTTAAAGTGAGTACCAATATTCCACACAGTCTTTGTCTTCTTATTTAGAAGTACAAGCTCCATATATTTATCAAAAATCCAGTTAAATGTTCCTGTACCTTTCTCAGGTGCTATTTGGTTCATCACAGCGAACATCTCGTTGTCTACAAACTTACCTTCTATGCTACCCCACTTAGCTCCTACAAGTTCGTTAAATGTATCTAGAGTCTTAGTGTCAGAAATAAACTTACCATTACCTATCTCATAAAGCTCTTTATACATTCTCTCAGCAGTTATAGTCTGAGCTATCTTCTTAATTGTGTTGTTGTAATTAAATATAGGGTCATCAATCTCACCCCAGAAATCCCTAATCTCTTGAGGTATTTCTTTTCTTTGTTTGAAGATGGAAGTTAATCTACTAAGCCCATCTAAAGAGCCACCGTTCTTAACGTTATAAGCAAATTCTTTATCACTGTTTAGTTCTTCGTAGCTAACATCAACTATTTGATTTAACCTTTCTTCTGTAGCTTCAGGGTTATCTTTCTTAGCTTCTCTGCGTAAGAACTCTTTAAGCTTCTGTATGATAAGATTATCTGTTTGCTCCCACCCTTTAACCTCAAAGTTTTTGTAGGCTTTAGTTACATACAATCCTAAGTTACTATCAACTGTAAACATAGTCTGACCTGCTATAAGATCCTCAGCAACAAGAGTCTTACTCAGATCGTCAATACTCATACGCATCTCAATAAGAGTATTCTTAATATCAGAATCTTCTAAAGCTTTTATTTTATTGTGGTCGTGAAGGAAATCATTAAGCTCTTGCTCAGTGTAGTTATACTTCTCATTAAGCTTCTTAAGTCTTTTACCCACCTCATTAGCCTCTATGATTATAGAGTTTAAAGCACCTCTACTCCTAACTATTATCTCCTTCACTTCTTTATCAGAGTGAGTACCAAAAGGTTTAGCCAGTAAAGTTGTTAACTTAATATCGTAACGCTTTCTTTTCTTAGGTCTAAAAGAGTCTTGATCTATAAACCCAGTAAGGTAAGTACCTGACATGTAGTTAAGATCCTGCATAGCCTTAGATATATCCCAACCTATAGATACTAAACCATCAGTGTATACGTTAGACTCTCCTTCCTCTTGAGGAGCTTGGAATCTTAATCCTATTCCTTCATCTTTAAACTTATTAAGTATTTGATTTAAACTATAACCACCCTCTAAATTTTTGTTTAAATCTATAGGATTATTTTCAATGAAATTATCTTTAACTAAATCTGTAAGCCAAATACTAGCATATTTAGTATGGTAGTTTCTTTTTTTAGCTATAGACTCTAACTCTTCTCTTTTAGAATCGGATATAACTTTTACTTTATTTACTCTAGGAGTGTTATCATAAAATTCACTGAATTGAACCGTAACTGGAACTTTATCCATACCTAAAGCTTTAGCTGCTAAAAGTCTATGATTTCCTTGACCTATCCTAGCAAAACCTCTTGAGTCTATCTCCAATAATATAGGTCCTTTTTGAATGTTATTTTCCTCACCTGTAAACCCATCTTTTTTTATAGAGTTTGCAATCATTCTTGTAGCCTCTAACCTATTAGGTAAGTACTGAATATCTTTTAGATTCGGAGATTTTTTTAAAAACTCTCTAAGCTCTTTAATTTCTAAATCAATCTCTTCACCTGCGTATTGTTTAATTCTTTTCTCTCCAACGTGGAGAAAGTTTAACATAAAGTCTGTAGGTATATGAGCAATACCGCCAGTCTCAAACCCTATTCTTTCTATTTCCTTAGGGTCATTATATCTAGTTTCTGGTATTTTTATTTCAGGGACTTGGAACCTAAGTGGACCAACCTTATCAGTGGCAGCCTTAAGTTCTGGGGTTAGGTTTATTACTACTTGATCAATTCCTTTATAAGCAAACTTTCCAGGGATACGTTCCTCGAAGGGTTGATTGTAAAAAGTGTCCCCATCTCTAGGTTTAGGTTTAATCTTACCAAACCCATACTTCATCCCCTTAACTAACCTCTTAAGTTCGTTATTTATATTTTTAGGAACGATCTTGTTATAGAACTCTGCTGTTCTACCATCACTATGACCTTGAATAATATCAGACTGCTCTCCATTAACAAAGGCTATCTGATCGTACCCCTCTTTAGAGGCTTGATTGATAAGTTTTCTAATAGTTAACCCAACCCATAGGTCTGTTTGATTCCAAGGGAGGTATGGTTTTAGGTTTCTCAATTGATTTGATAATCCTTCAATCTCTTCTTTAAATTTGTTTAGTAAAGGAGCTCCTTGACCATCAGGATACATTTTAATTAGCTCTTTTCTTATATAAATCGTATACTCACGACCTTTTTTGCTTCTTTCAGGATTAGCTTTCTCAGCTAAAAAGTTTATGTTTTCTAATCTAAGAGCTTTTAACTTAGATTCTAATTCCTCAACCTCATCCTTAGTCTTGAAGTTACCCTTATTGGTTCCTTGCACCCAATCAGACTGTATCTCTTGAACAAATAGAATCTTCTCCCCGTTAGGACCAACTCTATCATCAACCCTAGCAGAGGCGATTAAGTTCTCACCAAGGGCATCGTAGTGAGGGGCAGTAAATATCTCCTCAGGAGACTTATCCTTAATAAGGAACTCTCTGTAGTTTTCTCCTCCAGGAAGGGTTACTTCAGAATATACAGGTCCTAGATTCTCTGCTTTTAAAGTCTCTTCTATAATAGAATTAGCCTCTTCAGTAGTTAAGTCTTCTATATCTTTAACTATCTCCATGTCAGACCTTAATGTGACACCATCAGGAGTGGTAACA